GAGCGTTTGGCATTGCGGGCGGTTTGACTTTGTTTGCTCAAATGACAATGGACACTGTAAGACTTATTAAAGAGTTGCAAAGTTTAAATTTAGCGTTAAAACAAGTTAGCGGAACGGAAGCGGATTTTACTTCAAATTTAAGTTTTATTCAAGAAACAAGCGAAAATTTAGGTTTATCAGTTAATGATTTGACAAGGCAGTTTACACAATTTTATGTAAGTGCAAAGGATAAAATGAGCCGTACAGATTTAGAGCAAGTCTTTACATCTATTGCTAAAGCGGGCGCAACAATGGGTTTGAGTTTGGATATGCAAAATAGGGCATTTGTAGCCCTCAATCAAATCATGGCTAAAGGTCAAATAATGTCCGAAGAACTTAAAGGGCAGTTGGCTGAGGCATTGCCAGGCGCATTAAGCATAATGGCAAGGTCTTTAAATGTTACTGAAAAGGAATTAATGAAAATGATGCAAGCGGGCGAAGTTAGTTCAGACGCTTTAGTTGGATTTGCAAAAGAACTTGAGAGAACATATGGCATTGAAAATATTACAAATGTTAAAACACTAACAGCTGAAACAAATAGGTTATCAAATGCGTGGACTAATTTTGTTGCAAGTGTTGACAAAGGCGATGGAATAATAAGCAAAAGTTTGAATTTTATTTTAAGAGAAATAACAGAGGCTATAAAGGGATGGGATAAAATTAACAAAGGCACTTCCGAATTTCAAAAAGGATTAAGACAGGAATTAAGACAAACAACAAAAGAACAAACTATTTTAAATTTAGAAAAATATAAAGAAGAAAATTTAATAAAAAGCACTGGCGATTTATGGAAAAAGGATGCAGTAGAAAGAATAGCAATACACAAACAGGAAATGCAGTTTTATGTAGAGCAGAACGCTATTGCAGTAAAAAACAGGGATGGGTTAAAAAGGAATACGGTAGGGTGGGTTATGTTAAATGACAGAATTAAAGAAAATAATGAAACTATAAGAGCATATAAAAGCGAAATAGAAAAAGATAGAGGAATTATTGAGGGCGTTAATTCTGTAATTGCTGAAAAAATAAAAAAAACAAAAGAGTCATCAGACGAAACCGAAAAAGACACCAAAGCCACAACAAAAAACACCAAAGCAAAAGAAAAGCAACGTGAATTAATTGTTGGCTCAATTGAATGGTTAGAAGCCGAAATATCTAAATTAAAAGAAATACAAAAACAGACCTCGACCACGTCAGAAGAATATAACTTATTTAACACCGAATTACAAACGTTAATCGGAACGCTCGAAATGCTTACTAAAGCGAGAGAAAAATTAACAGCAGTTGAGGCCAAACCATTAGGCCGTGATAGTGGCAATGAACTTGAAGAAAGATTAAAAGCAGAAACAGAGGCGTTTATTGCACAAAACCAAGCAAAAGAAAAGGCAATTGAATTAATGAAAGAATTAGCCGACCAAATGCTAAACACATACGGAAGCGACTTCATTAATAATAGTGGTTTAACTAATTTCTTTGACATAGCTGAAAATGGTTTAGGGCAGTTTGGTGATAATTGGCAAGCGAAAACCGTTGCTATAATGGAAGCAACTCAAGAAATGTTTAATTTTATAGCTAATTTAAGCCAAGCTCATTTTGCACAAGAGTATAGCGATTTGGAACGCCAAAAAGAAATATCTATACAATTTGCTGGAGATAGCACCGAAGCGAGGGAAGAAATTGAGCAGGAATATGAACGCAGACGTAAAGAAATCCAAATTAGAGAAGCCAAAGCAAAAAGAAGTCAAGCGATATTTAATATTGGTATTGATATGGCTCAAGCTATTATGAGAGCATGGGCGCAAAATCCGATAACTGCACCTGTATTTACAGCAATAATAGGAGCGTTGGGCGTGGCTCAAATTGCAGCAGTAGCCTCACAGCCTTTGCCACAATTTTGGAAAGGTACGGACAACTCGCCAGAGGGATTTGCAGAGGTTGGAGAGCGTGGTCGTGAGTTAATTAAAGATGGTAAAAGCGGTCAATGGAGATTAGCAGATAAAAAAGGCGTTGATTATTTAACAAAAGGATCAACTGTATTAACAAACGCAAACACAGAAAAAGTTTTAAATTTTCACGCTTTTAATAAAGGTTTGACTAATACTTTAGTTGAAAATAATATAGACTTTTATCCAATTGAAAGCAAAATAGACAAATTGACAAATGCTATTTTAAATAAGGAAAGTTTGCGTATTGTTGATGACAGTAACGGCAGACGATACTATGAAGAAAAGAACGGACAAATGAAAAGTTTAAATAATGCGAGATTAGAAATAAAACAAAGGGTTTTTTAATTACTTTTGCAATATGATTTACAGACATTTTTTAGAATTTTTAAGAACTGGAGAAACTTTTGAAATAGCAGAGCCTTTTGGTTTTGACAAAGCAACATTTAAAATTAAGCAAGAACGCCACGCAAGAAATTTAATTATTGCGGATTTTGACGAAGTGGAACTGCACCGAACTTTAGACCACCAATTTGAAAGGGTAGCAACCGAATTACAATTATACGGTTGGGAGTGTTCAATAAATTATCTTATTGAAAAAAACAACGTAAAATTTAAACTTGGTCAAGTTGATGGAGCGACCTCAATAGTTTACAAAGATAAAATTAAATTACAAATAACTCAAGACACCTTAACGACCTATATAAAGCGAAATGAGAATATAGAAATTGATGCGTTTAATAAAGTTGATTTAAAAGGTAACGAAATTGCACCATGCCAAACAACAAGCGTATATTTAAAACCAAAGCCTATTAATCAAAAAAGCGAATATAGTTTTAAAAATCTATCTTTTGCAGGTGGGAGCGGACAAAGCACGAGTTTTTTTGCTTTAATAGTACCGTTGGGAAATAACTTAATTGATTTTAAATTAGAAACTTCATTTAGTCCTTTTGATACATTTTTTACGGTTGTTGATGATTTAGGAGAATTAGACCAAAAAAGACACGCCAACAGATTTTTTACAGCAAAGAATGATTTATCAAATGTTAAAATAAAAATAAACCAATTAAAATTTAAAGGTCAAAACTTAACAGCTTTTGGAGTTTCTGATGCACGACCAAGAATAAGTGCAACTGTAGGATTTGGCGATGGTTCAGCACCATTAACAGATGTTCAATCCTATTTATATTACTATATGCCACAGGCTGAAGTGATGAGTTTTTTTGATAAAACTTTTAATGATATTGAAATAAATATACCATTTATTAACGCAGGGAAAAGTTTATATTTAGAACTCGACATGAGTTATTTTATTGGCGGTTTGTTAAATTATAATATATATTTTTCTGATATTTCTGTTTCAGGCGTAGAAATTACAGCCACATCAACCGCCATAGGTTCAGTAATTAAGGCAATAAGATTAAAAGATTACATTAAACATAAAGTTGAAAGTTTAGGAGGGGTTTATACAGATAGCGTTTTTAACACACCACTTTATAATGATAATTTCGTAGCAAATGGTCGAATGATTGGCGGTTTAGATGATTTACCATTTACAGCTACTTTTAAAAATACACTTGAAACATTTACGGATGAAGCCTTTGCAGATTTTGAAATAACCGAAACAAACGTAAACATTAAGCCTGTAACTGATTTTTATTTAAACACCGAAAGCGAGTTATTAGACATTAAGCCAGAACATTTGCACAGCATTAAAGGCAATGAAAAATTGATGTTAAACACGATTGAAATTGGTTTTAAAAAGTCATCAAAAGACCGCACAAACAATGGCAAAAATACAACCGATGCAGTTCACACTCAGGCACAATACAGGCTTGAAACTGAAAAGGTTGAAAACGTTAAAAAGTTAGACTTTGAGCATATTAGAGATGCTTTTTTAATTGAAGAAACACGCAAAAAAAATAATGAAATTGAGGAAAGCACAACGGCACTAGAAAATGATGAGAATGTATTTGCTATCGACTGCATACCAACACCTCCATCGTTTAGCGTTTCATTTACTCGAAAATTAAGGGTGGCTTATTTCGTACCACAACAGCACGCTGTTATATTAAGCAATGGCACGTTTAAGTGGACAAATATAGGCATGACCGTTGGTCAGGTGATCCAAGCAAACGGACTAAATATTCAAGTGTTACAATTAACAGACTATCAGGCTATTTTTTTAATTTTGAGCGGTTTTCAAACGGTAAACTCGCAGGTAGAAATTATTATAACTTTTGACTACATATTGCAGGGAGTGCCTTATATTAACAGAACAAACGAGGGATTTGTAGTAATAGAGGGAGTTGACAACGGACAAAACTACTCAAATTTAATGTTTAGTTTGAAAAGGATATTTAACAGACATCAACAATGGTGGTTAAATGCGGGTCAATTTATTGTAGGTAAAAATATAAATGTTCAAAAAATAGCAATAAATGATAAATTAAGAACACAATTAACTAGTCAAGATTTGGTTATTGATAACGCTTCATTTGTAATTGTTGAGGGTGGATTTATGAGTGGTTTTAATCTAAATTGTAAAGTGTTTACAGATTTTGAAACCGCTCAAAATATTACAAATAATCGCAATAAATTTATATCAGTTACTTTAAAAAATGGTGTAATTTTAAATGGGTGGGTAATTGATTTTCAGTATAATTTTAGGTCAAATACTGCAATGGTTGATATAAATTTAACAAAAGAAAGTTATTTATTAGGATTACCTTATATTTTTGCGTATGATTTATAAAAAGTTTTATATATTTGCAACATGAAATTAAATAATTTTATACAATTTCAACCAAATCAACATTTTAATACAAATGTTAAGATATTTAATTTTGATGCAATTTGTTTAGACCCAAGCGAATGGTATTGCCAAGTTTTAGACGTCATATTATCAAATGGTGCAACGTTTCATTTGGTAGATTGCAATGATAACGTTTTACAAAGTGTTTTGACATTTAGAAGCGGTTTATTTTTGGAGTTTACAATACAAAATACATACTATTATCCTGTAAGATTAAGAGCAACAGACGGAGGCAATGTTTATTTTTCTACACCTTTTGTAGTTTATGAAAATCAGGAAAGTTTAAGGATTGACTATAAATTAAATGATTTTTATCAGTCTATTAGAGTGCATGGTTATTTTACTACTTTTGAAAATATTAGCGCAGTCGATACCTACACACAAGAGCGTGGACTGGTATTATCAGGTTATTCAACCATAACAACTAAAAATAACTACACTTTTGAAAAGTTAGATAATTATACCTTTTTAGCAATTAACGAGGCGTTATCATATCCAGAAGCATACATAAATGGCATACGAATAACGGACAAACCTTTGTTAAAAGCGGGGGCGGTTGATGGACAAAGTAATATTTATTCAAGTGAATTACAAGGGGCGGTTGATTTATTTGATGTTTATACGCCAGAATTACAAATTCCACCACGTTTATTATTAACTTCGTCAAGTCCAGCAAACAACACAAATTACACAACGTCGAGCGTACCTACATTATATCAATTGACATTTAATTACAATATTCAAATATTATCAGGTGCAGTTATTGTAATGAAGCAAAACGGTGTGAACTTTGCAAATTTAGAAGTTTCGTCAATTGTTGCAAATGTTGCAACGCTTGGATTTATTGGCTCAGACCCGACAATTAGTAATGCAAGTTATCAATTAATTATCCCAGCAAACAAATTTAAAAGCATTTATAGGAATAATTTAGAAATTATTATTAATTTTGTAGTTTCGAATGCGGATTTTAACGGAAGCGATTTTAACAATTTAGACTTTTTTACATCATAAAATATGGCAAGCAAGGCAACAATTACAGCAAGCATAGACACTATTAACAACGGTGGAGCAAATACCGCTGCCGAAGTTAGAGCAGTCTTTGAAACTTTAAATACAGAAATATTTACACCCGACGCTTACACACAGTTAGTGACATTTTCAACAGGTTTCACCCTAAATTTGTTAATACAAAAAATAGGAGCGTTGGTTATTTTGCATGGAGTTGTAGAAAATACAACATCAGGGATTTTGTCTTTGCCAACAACGGCACAAGCTATACCAGCTAAATACGCTTATACAAACACTATAGCTTTAGAGGGTCGAATACCAAGAAATGCGGGTGTAGATTTTTCTTATTTGCTAAATGGATCAGGAATAACATTTGACAATGGAGGTGCGGTTATTGTCTTTCCGGGAGAAGTCAGACGTTTTAGTAATGTTTATTTTAATAACAATAATTTATAAGTTATGTTTATATCAAACGGAAATATTAACGCAAATCTTATTTTAAATCAGCCTACAATTGCAGATATTGCAGTTACAAGTGGAACGGCAAGTTTGACAACAGAAAACGGCATTTATAATGCACCTTTTCCAAGCACAATAAGGATTATAAAATCAAGTCATAGTTCAACAGATTATGGATTTAACTTTGGTAAAAAATTAGAATTTTCTCCTACTTTATCAGGTAGATATATTTTGCAATTTTCTGTTTATAATTTATCAGGTGAAACTTTATCTTTTGACTTAATTTTATATACAAACGGCTCACCAACGACTTATAATTTTACAATTACTGAACCTTTAAAATGGCAAAGTTTTTTTAAAGATTTTGATTTTAGCGATGGTCTTAAATATGATTTTTCTTTTGTTATAAAGCAAGGTACAAGTTCAACAGCTACTTTATTAATGGGTGGTTTTATGTTACAAAATGCATACAACGACATTTTCGACTTCGACTACAAAAAAGGCGGAAACCCTACAATGTGGGTGCAAAGATTTGATGGCACGAATACACCAACACTCACAGCTAGCACAAACAATATACAACAAGTACAAATAAACACTGAAGGTAATGGTTATGCAAGTGAACATCTTAATTTATTAAACGCAAACGGAAAAGTAACACCAATAAACGTTGGTGATGTTTTAAATGTTAATTTCAGTTATACGGTTGAAACACCAAGCGGAACAGACAGATTTGTTGAAACAATTGCCCTTGTTAATTCGGTGCTTTATTGTGCAGAAACACACATTTTATTAAAAGGTAGTGGGAACGATGACTTTGTGACCGTATCATGGTCAATACCGATAACTCAAACAATTAAGACAAATGGTATTGAAATCGCATTAAAACCAAATGCAAATTGTGTTGTGAAAAACAGACGTATAACGGTAACAAGAACACATGAAGCGTTATGAGTGTAGAAGCATTAAATAGGATATTAGCAAAAGAGGACAAAGAAAATAATCAATCTTTGCTTTATTTATTGCAGACTTTAGGAGCAAAACGCTTATTTGAAGCTAATGAGTTTAATGATATTCGAGATGCTTTAGGGTATTTAGACAGCATTATACCTACGCCTTTAGGCTTCACTCCCGAAAATGTAGCAAACAAAGCTACAAGTTTAGCAAGTCCGAATAATACGACCTACCCAACAACGCAAGCGGTAGCAAATGGTTTACCACCCGTTATAATTGACGTTGCAGTTTTACCCGTATCGGGTTTGACAAATGCTTTTTACCGTTTGCCTATTAATGAACTTTATACATGGAATGGAGTTGCATGGGTGCTTGAAACACCAACACAAAATGTTTTTGTAGACTCAACACCATCTGCTGATGTTACCGCAACTGTTGATACTCTTGTCAAAACTTACAGCATAGGAAATTTGAAAGATAAAAAGATGATTGAGTTTACAGCTTTAGCACATAAAATAGGTTCGGCAGCTGTCGACTTAAGAATATCTGTAACTTTACATAATACAGTTACTAACACATCTGTTGGCATAGGACAAGTTGTTTCTTTAACTACTTCTGGGTTTGTAAGTAAACAAAACACTATTGCGATAGATGCTAACACAATTAGTCAGTTATTAAATAGTGCAACAGCTGCGCCATCTGTTTACAATTGGTATAGTGTGAATATTACTCAAAGCGCCATAACTGCACTTGACCCACATGAAATTAGAGTTTTTATCAGAAACGGAGCAGGTGGTTCAGGAATAAAATTATTCATGTTTAAATATGAAATACAATGAGAAAGTATGTAATAGATAAAAACACAAAAATATTAAAGTTTTTTATTGCTGACAATATTGAATATAATCTTTATGAAGATGAAGAATTGATTGTCTCAGAACAAGAATTTAATTTTTATCAAGCAAAATTAGTCAATGGTGTTTTTATTGAAAACTTAACACCAGAAGAAATTGAAGCGATTGAAGATGCAAAGATACCGACTAAATTAAGAAACTTTCAAGTGAGAGAGGCTTTAATTGAAATGGGTATAATGCCGACTTTAGTTGATGCCGAGATTGAAAAATTAGAAAGTCCTGACAAAGATATAGTTAGTCAAATGTGGAACTTTAGAGACGAAATAAGTCGAAAAAATCCGTATGTTATTCAACTTGCTGATGCTTTAGATATTGACTTAAAGCAATTATTTACTATTGGAAACCAAATAAATTAATATATTATGGCACTACCACCAAAAGACACGATTAAACCACCACCACCACCACCAAAAAGCATGGTGCAAACAACTATTAAAGAAGCGTTTAAACATTACATGATTTGGGGCTTGCTTTATCTTTTTATTATAGAAATAACATCTTTTTTATTTTGGAGTGATCCACAATACAAAGATTTTTTTTATCCGCTATTAACCCAAATAGCGTTTGTTGTTTTATTGACAAATTTTTTAGCACTACACAAAAGACTAAACTTTTGTAAGTTTAAAAAGTTTTCAATCGTATCAATGATATTATACTATGTTTATGCTATATTTGCAATGATTTTTAAGATTGAAAGTTTTATTGAAAACATTCATTATTCATTTGTAGTGTTAAGCTTTGGCTTATTTGTGTGGTCGTACACAAAATGTGTAAACAAAAATAATAAACTTTAAATACCTTTGTCGAAATATGCATAAGTTGAACGAAATTAAATCATTTTTTTACGGAGTGATTTTATACCTCCAAATAGACAAGGAGGTTGCAGGGATATTGATAACGCTCATATTAATTGATATGTTTGCGGGAAGTGTCAAGGCGGTTGTGGTGCCTACATTACATTTTTCTTTTAGCTCTTTTTGGGCAGGTCTAATTAAAAAGGCTTTTCTTTTAATTATAGTTATGGTTTTAGCGTTAATTGCTCGAGGGTTGGGATATGATGACTTTAAACTTTTGCCTTTAGCTATTATGAAAATAATGATAGTTATAGAGGGTGCTTCAATTATCAATAGTGGGCGGTCAATTATGGCTAAAAAAGAATATAAGTCATCTGATTTTATGACTATTTTAATTGATAAAATAGAGCAGTTTATTATGAGGTATTTAGACAAAGCCTTGAAAATATTTGATAATAATTTTAATTGTTTTTAACCATGCAAATATCAAAACACTTAACAATATCTGAATTAACAACAAGTCAAACAGCAACAAGGCGAGGTATTAACAACAAAGCAACTGCGCACGTTATTGATAATCTTAAGCTAATAGCTGAAAAGGTTTTCGAGCCTACAAGAGAGCATTTTGGTAAACCTATTCGTATAAGTAGCGGTTATCGTTCACCCGAACTTAACCGAGCTGTTGGAGGTTCTAAAAATAGCCAACACGTTACCGGACAAGCGTTGGATTTGCAAGGTACAAGCGGAATTACAAACGCTCAAATATTTAACTACATAAAAGATAATTTGGAGTTTGACCAATTAATTTGGGAGTTTGGAACAACAACCGAGCCAGCATGGGTACACGTTTCTTTTAATAGATTGAAAAACAGAAAAATGATTTTTGCCGTTGGTGTAAATAAAAAATTATAACCATGATTTTCAAAGTATATTTTGAAATGTACGGCAAAAAACTAATGAAACGAGTTAATGCCGAAAACGTTGCTGAGGCAAAGGCAAAAGTTTTTAGAGACATTATATTTTACAAAATACAACAAGAAGATAACATAGTGAACACAATTTTTAAAATGTTTAGCAAATAAATTTATTATATGATAACATCAAAAGGACTAATTGCAATAGAGTATTTGACAAAATATCCTAAACACACC